GGAAATAGTGATTTATGAACTAAGCCATTTGAATTGAATAAAGCTAGATTCTTGCGAATCAATGCAGCTTGAGAATCTGCATCAATTTTGCAGCGAGATAACTCTGTATCTACGGCATCATGCAGACTAGCTACAGTTCGCTTATTCTTAATCGCTTCGGCAAAATTTCCACGAATAGATAGCACAACAGGTTTAATTTCAGCATTTAGATCGTTAATATGAGCCGCTAGTGACTCATGACCTTTAGTAACAATATTTGCCTTAATCTGTTCTTTTTTTGACTTAACAAGTTTGTCCAGGCTCAAGCGTTTTGTTCGCATTGACTCCTTGATGTAGTCAATCGTTCGCATTAATTCGTCAATGTCTGCAGTTTGACTAAGTGCAGTTTTCTTCGCCTGCTCTAGTGATTTTTCAGCCTCATCGAGAAACTTTACATTTGCCTCCGCATCTGCAAAGTCCTGATCAGTTTCAAGGTCAGTCTTAATCTGCGCAACAAACTGATCTGCTGCCTCTTTGAAGCGCGGTAGATTTGACAGTGATACTTCACCCTTGATTTGAATTGAAAGAGCAGGTAGGGCTTTTACTGGCTCTGCTTTTGGTTTTTCTGCGTATTCAACAACCTCAAATGATTCAAGGTCTTTATCAAATTGTGCCCAACCTTTAACAATTTTCTCAATTAGTGTTTGATCTGGATATACCCACATCCACTCAAAATTATTTTTTGTACCATCTGAAACAACAAAAGCAACACGATCAGCACCAGTTACATGAATTATTTGCTGACACTGAGGTTGAAACTCATCTGGCAGTATTCCATTTCGAACTGAAGCAGCAAGATCAATATTCCACTGCTTATGCTCAAAAGCATCTGAGCCAATCATTGTCAAGCCATCGCAACTGGCAGATAAACGACCTAGTGAATACGTTGCAGGATAAAGTTCGTCTCCGATGATTTCCTCGACTAAAGGACGAGCCATTGCCTCAACAACATGTCCATTATCAAGAATGTTTACTTGAACCCAGTCGCTAAACTCCTTAGCAATTCCTGTTTTCTTAATTTTTAACAGTTCATTTCTCTTAACTTTTTTTGAAATTCCAAGCATTGCAGCAGCTTCAGATGCACCGTTATGTTCAAGGCGAAATTGCAGCCATGCATCTGACCCTTGATCCAACTTTTCTAATTTGCGATCCATGATTAATCTACCTTGCCCCAAGTATTGATTTCTGAAATTTGATCTTCCGTAAGTACTGCTTTGGTACTTAAAGTCCCAATCAGATCGGATACCGTTTTCTTTCCAGAGTCGACAAGGCCACGCCATGCATCTTTATTTGCTTGAAATTTTTCATCTGGATAGATTTCTTTTTCAGGACGGGCAATCTGTTTAGTAACCTCACCTGTTGCACTATCGATTACTGTCCCGCCATCATTTAAAGATTTACCCTCCATTTCGTCAGCCGTTGGTTGAGCACCAACTTCTGGAAATGCTTTGCGCAATGCCTGAGCCTCAGCACATTTAGCAATTTGAGCGTATGGGCGACGCATCCACATTGAATTAGGCGCAATACTTTTTTCTTGACCGCCTTTCATGGCGTAATTTTCTTTCCAAAATTCTTTTGCAGTGAATTCAACAATGTCACCTGATTCAAGGCGACGTTTAACTGTTACACGACACCAAAGTGGAAATGTGATTTGAGTCCCGCCTAAATTTTCAGTTGAATCAGTGCCAAATTCAGGTTCTGAAACTCCTGCACATCCACTACGCGCTGCAATCGTTCTATATAAATTGACACCAGGCATGATTACGTCATGCATCTGCTTCGATTTACTGTCATACATTGGAACGATATGAACAGGTTTCTGCATAGGATCAAATCCTGAAGCCTTGCAGTATCCAAGTACCATCTTGATTGATTCATCAGTCGCTCCTGGATAAAGCGAGTTTCTTAGTACTTGCATCAATTCAGTTTCATTGATGGTCAATGAATTACTTTGTGTTGCGATTGCATTACTCATTCTCTCTCTCCAAAATCCGGATCGCACGATGGGCATCCGGTGTCGTAGCATTTCTGGCAGTAGGCACTATCAACTTCAATCTCTGCGTAATGCCTTGCGATTTGTTGCCAGTATTTAGTCACTGTGTGCAATAAAACCGTGGCGGCTTTTATTGGGTCTTCATTTACAAAAGAATCCCTGACCATTAACAACAGATTGGTGTCAGATTCAGACAGGCCAACAATCCAGTTCTCAGTGCCTAAAGGATTAAATCTTTCTGAAAGAAGTTCTTTGGTTTTCTTTTGAATGGCATCTTCACGTTTTCCGTGTGATGCCTCTTGATCAAAGTAGGCGCGTAAACTTTCGCTAACGCTGCATTGGTTTTGATTCATCAAAAGCCTGCTGCATCGCCTAAAACCATCAGCCCGTACAAAAGGCCACAAAACAATGCCGCACCGATGTAAGCGGAAAATGGGATTTTTTCGCTACCTTTGGCATATCCACCAGAAGCAGAGTGCCAACCATCAGAAAGACTCGAGCGACGGGTAAATCTCAAATTCCAGTTTTGACTTCCGTTATTCATGCTGATACTCCTTTCAAATTGTTAGCAGGGCATCTGCGTCCTTGTTGACAGTCGTTGTTGCAAGGAGGGCATTTATTCGGTTTTTGAATCGCTCTAAATTCATCAAGAATTTTCTGAAACACTGGATGTATCAATTGCTTTTCCACCATGTCCTCCTTAAACAACTGCAACGCTGATGCAGTAGGTGTATTAAACACCATGTTTATTCACAAGTCAACACGATGTTTATAATTTAATTAAACAATTTGATAGGGGTTTACCCTTGTTATGTTTATATGGTCGAAAAAAAACCACCCGAAGGTGGTTGTGTGGGCGGAATTGTTAAATTAGTTTTCGCACTTCTTATCCATCATCAAGGCAGACAAGTGGTCGCGCCTGTAATAAGCATCCTTCAAAGTTCCCGATGCCTGCACGTTCGTGCCGATTGCAGCAGGCCAGAAGAACAACGCTGACGCTACGTTTGCAGTATTGGCACTCTTATCAGCGCGTGCGTTTTTAATCACTGCGTTGATGTTGTCAACTTCAACCCGCAGTTGGTCGCAAGTCAAATGCCGATCCATAGGGTTCACTGGTTGCACAGGGGGAGTCGATGCGCACCCAGTTAGTGACAGTGCAGCAAATAAAAGCAAATTGATCTTATTCATTGATGAACCTTACCGCGATTCCCGTCGCTTCAATATAACCCCAGGTTAGTAATCCCATGCCAGAGTCGTACCGGACATTAATAACGGCATCGGCTCCTAGTTGTTTTGCCTTTTTTCTAAGTAAATCATTTGCCATTTCTTCTGTTGGATCGGCATTAAAAATTGTGGTTTTCTTAATTTCAACAGTTACGGGTGCGACAGTCGTGTATTTCTTACCCTTGATGTGGGTTTCACTGATCACGATATTGTTGGCTGAAACTTGTTCAACACTTGAACTTTCACTGGTACGGTACGCGCAGCCCTGCATGGCAAGTAGCAATGCTATGACAATGAATTTCAAGGTACACCTCGACAATATTTATTAGAAATCTTCGCTTTTCCAGGCTTTCAGTACGCGACCGAATACCTCGAAATCCATTGAATCGTTAATTATCCACTCGCGGTAAGCCTTGTTCTCAGAGATTGCAGCGATTCCTTCCCCTGGGATGCGTTGTAAGCGTTTGATAAATCCTTCATTACCAACACGGAAAAAGTAGATTCCGTCGAATTCAACCGACCTGATGCTTGTATCGACTATGACCGGATCACCAGGGTTGTAAATAGGCCGCATTGAATCGCCAAAGCCTGTGACTATATATAAATGTTTCGCTGAGGAAAAACCTTTTACATTTTTCTGTAACCATTCCTGGTTCACATTCCAACTCTGAATAACACCAGGCTGATCTCTCAGTTCCACACCACCCCCCATCGAACCACCAGTTTCATAATGACTTAACACTATTTCATGTTCATTTTTCTTAGTGGTTGAGTGTAGGGTAGAAAACTGGGCATTACTACTGGAAACAAACATATCACCAGTTCCGCTATTCAACCATGTTGCGTTGACACCAAAAACGGACTGGGCAGTTAACGCTCCCTGTTTTGACAGGCCGCGAGTTTCCCAATTATGGATAGTTTGGGGGGATTCATTGAGCAGACGCGCCAATTCAGCCTGATCAGTATCTCCGGTCAGTTTCCCTGCGGCTCTCGCGGCCTCATAGAGGCGCGTCATCTTTATGTTCATGGTTTTCATGCCCAAATTGTCGCGCTTATCAACAGAATGTTGATATACATGACGTTGACATAGTAGTAAACATGGTGTTTAATCGCCATATATCAAGAGGGATATATGGAAAAGAACCTAATCGACATCATGGGTGGACCTACTAGAGTTGCTCAACTCCTGGGGATTGTCAACGATCGAGGGGCAATTCAGCGCATAAGCAACTGGAAGAAAAGAGGCATCCCTGCCCAGGTGCTCCTGAACCATTCAAAAGTATTCGCCAAGTTCAAGAAACAAATGACGGGTATTTGACGAATGAAGCGGGTGTTTCACCTTACCCATGAAATCGCACGACGAAATGCGTGTCAGGCGGTAATGACTGCGCCTGAAAACTTCAGGGTCGAAATAAGAGAGCGAACCAGGACACTCGATCAGAATTCTTTGCTTTGGTCACTCCTGACCATCTTATCTAAGAAATTGAAGTGGCCTGTCAACGGTGAACTCGAGTTCATCACTCCCGAAGATTGGAAAGACATTCTAAGTGCCAGCCTTCACCAAGAAAACAGAATGACACAAGGTATTCGCGGTGGGTTCGTGATGCTTGGCAGAAGCACATCAAAGATGACGGTCAAGGAAATGACAGACCTCATCGAACTTATCTATGCGTTTGCGACAGACAAAGGCATCACATTGACAGATCAGGAGTTGGCATGATTTTCAAAGCTAAACCCTGGCGGTCAGAGAAGCAGCGTCGACTTGTTGCATCACTAGCATGCATCGATTGTGAGGCTGAAGGAATGACGCAGGCCGCGCACAGAAATGAAGGCAAGGGAATGGGCATCAAAGCCTGCGACTCGCAGCTGATGGCACTTTGTCATCGCTGCCATTCATTTATTGACCAGGGGGGAAAACTTGATAAGGAAACTCGGAGGTACGTAGAACTTGCTTATGTCAAAGCAACTAGACAGAAACTCATTAGTTTGAATT